GCTATTTCTTTCTGGTCGTGTTGATGGTGTTCAGTATTTCCGCAATGGCGTGGCTACTGCACGTAGCCAACGCCGTTTAGGCGAAGGTATGGGTCGTTGGTTAGATAAAGAACTTAACTATACTGGTCGTACAGCAAAAGAAATTACCGCAGATGGTGAAGATGCATTTAAAACTTTATCTACATTAGGTAAAGATGGCGAACTATTTGCAGAAAACATTGATGACATTAAAAAGTTTTATGCAGGTATGTCACGTAAAGAAAAACTTGCTCAGCGTTTTGCACGCAGCCCTCAAGGTGGAATAATTCTTCTTGGAGAAGATGCATATAAGACTGCAGACAACTTCCGTGCAGTAGCACGTCAGGTATTGCCACGCGATTTGGCTGATTTTATGACTCAGAAGTTTATTACTTCAGAGGCTAATGACCAAGTTGTTATTATGCGCAACTTATATGTTGGCGTTATGCAGCGTTATGGTCTTGATGGTCATCCAGATGGTAAAAAACTTATGGACGAAATCCTTAAGTCTAAGTTTGGTGACAAAGAAGGCTTGTCAATTGTTTCTCAACTAGAAGTTAATCCAGCATTTGCTGATGAACTTGGTAAAGTTGGACTTAAAACAGAAGATGACATACTTAAATATGAATCATCTGGCATTATTCACCCATTCCAAGAGGCTGGTGCTATTGGTTCTCTCAATTACATTGAGATTGCACAAATGGCAGGGCGTATTAAAAGTAAAAAGAACCTTATTGGTGCAATGGGTGGGGCAACACAGTTAAAAATTGCTGATGATTTTGTAAACGCATGGTCTGTTCTTACTTTGTTCCCACGATTGGGTATCCGAAGTGCAATTGATGAAGGATTTATGTTCCTTCTTACTGCACCTGGACGAGAAGTGTTTGACCTTGCGCTACGCAGGGGACACCGTTTAGGCAAAATGGCTACCGCTTATACTGGTAGCAAAACAGCAGAGCCACTTCGTCAAGGATTAAAGAAATGGCTAGGCGGAACACGTACATCAGAAATGCTAACACTTGAGCAACGTGCTTCTAAACGTGCTCAGATTGCAAAAGAGCAAGGTATTAGCGAAGACATGGTTCGCAACATTGATGTTGCGTTTGGCACAGCAGAAGATGCTTCTATGCCATTCCGTAAAGGTGCTGATGACCTAGAGGCTGACTTAATTGTTGAAGGATTAGCGCATAGCGCACACCTTCTTAACTCTGCCACACGTTCTATGGCTGGTGCTGCTAGCATTACAGGTAAGTTTGACCGTGAAATTGTAGAAGAACTTATTGACCCTAATAACTATGACATGATGCTCAAAGAACTTGATGCAATCTCTGGTCGTGGCGGTAAGGTTATATCAACTACTGACCTAGCAGATGCAAAAATCTTTGGTGGTCGCGGTATAACAGCAGTTCACTTTGAAAACTGGATTAAACGTTTCTATGGAAATGCTAAGTCGCTAGATGGTGATGATGGAAAACGTTTATTTGACCCTGCAACTAACTTTCTTGCTAACAATGGACTCAAGACTCCAGCAGACTTTCGTAAGGCTAAAGAAGAAGCACTTGGTGCTATTGGCATACGCCGTAATACTGAACTTGTTGAAGAAATTGGCGAAGATGGCGTTAAGTTACTTAAGCCAAGTTCTGCTTATGTTATTACAGACCCTAAGGCTGTTAAAGAGTTTATTCAAATGTCATCTCGCAGTAGTGAACTTACGCAACGTGGCGTTAGCCAAGTAGATATTGTTGTTGACCAAGTTGACCGCATACTTCTTGACCTATACTCAACCTTTCATGGTTCTGCTACTAAGTTTAATGATGAATTATTTAATGCAGTTAAGTCTCGTCATACACAATTAGTTGATGAAGAGACTAAAAGCCTAACGCTCATTGCTGATAAGTGGCATAAGTCTACCAAGGCTATTACGTTTGAAGATTTTGAAAAGGCTACTCAAGGCTTCCAGCCTAAGGGTAAGATGTTTACATCTTTACGCATTGAAGGTTTAACTGATGATGCAGAAAGCGTCTTATCAAAGTATGGCAACCGTGCCTTTGAATTAATGGACCGTCAAGTTACTGCGGCTTTCCGTCAGCCAGCAGTAATGTTAGGCTATGTTCGTGTTAGAAAGAACCTTCTAGTTCTTCAACAAGAAGAAACTCGCCTAGCAGTTAAGCGTGCAATTGCTGACCTAGGTGATAATCCTTCTAAGTGGGCAGTTAAAGAAGCAACAGAGAACGCTACCGAACTTGTAGTTCGTAGATATGTACAGATTGCTACACAGCAGGCTGCGGATACTGTGCTTAAGTTTGCAGATAACCCGTCTATCCGCTCTAACTTTGCACTTGCTCAACGTAACGTAAGCCGATTCTATCGTGCTACAGAAGACTTCCATCGCCGCATCTATCGTATGCGTGATGTGCCACTACGAGTAGCATACCGTATCCGTTTGATGCACCTTGGATTAGATTCATCTGGATTCATTCATAATGACGCTAAAGGCGACCCATATGTAATGATGCCTATGGATAACGTAATCTTTAAGACAGTTGATAGTACAGTGCGTACCCTTACTGGTAACGGTGCTTTCCAACAACCTATCTTTAACGACTTTACATTAAAGTTAAAACTGGCTAACCCATCATTCAGCCCTGATGCTGGTCTACCTACATTGAGTGGACCAATATCAGCATTAGGTGTTATTACAATGAAGGCTTTGCTAGGAAGAACTGGTCCAACAGGTGAAAAACTTGGTGAAGAACTAGATAACTATGCCCTCGGAAACATTGGCGAAGGTATGGACGTTGTTCGTGCAGTTGTTCCTGCTTCAATTCAAAAGGCTTGGACTATCCTAAATAAGGATGAAAAGAACCGTCAAGAGGCTACTGCTGCTATGGCAGCAATTGCATACAATGCGTCTCAAGGACGCGGCATTGACCCTAATGCAACAGAAGCAGAGAAGTACGAGTACCTAAAACAGATTCGTATATCTGCTCATAACATTATTGCTATGCGCTCAATCCTCGGATTCCTTTCACCACTTGCTCCATCTATGCAGGAAAGTATTGGGGTTCCAGCCTACTTAAAGGATGTCGGAATTACAGGACTACGCCCAGAGTTCTATGACCTAGTCAACGGTGTTATGAAGACATACAATGGTGATGTTCAAGACCCATACGAGATGGCACTTGCTACATTTGTTGGCAAAAACCCAGGCAAATTAGTTTATACAGTAGCCCGTGATGAAAAGCAGACTAACACAGTTATTCAAAAGACCAAAGAACTAAAGACTTGGGCTATCGAAAACAAGAATATGATTAAGACTTATGGCGAAGCAGCCTTTATTTTGGCTCCTTATGTAGGAGAGTTTGATGCTGCTACATATGCTTGGCTAGAAGCAGCAGAGTTTATTAAAGATAAAGACGTAGAAAAGTATTATGCAGATGTCTTAGTATCAGCCGACAAGCAGGCTTACTATGATATTGGACGTAAAGAACGTGAGAGTCTTGATACTATCTTTAGTATCTCTGAACGTAGGTCTATTATTGAACGTTCTACTAACCAACGTGCAGCCCTTAAGGCTTCTAACCCACTACTTGAAGCAGCACTTACCGCTGGTGGTAATGAAGTAGCCTCAGAAGAACGCATGCTTGTTAGCATGGAAGAGATGTTAACTAATACTAACATTAACATTCCTAAGGAAACACGTACAAAGATGTTGAGTATAACAACACAAGTTCGTGAGTTTATTAACTTATCACTTGACCCTACAGTACGTCAGGCAAGTAACTTTTCTGACATAAAGCGTCAACGCAAGCAGCAGATTGAAGCACTGATTCAAGACCTATCAATTGGTGACCTTATGTTAAAGGAAGCCAATCGTGCAATCTTCCGTGCAATTCTTAACTACTATTCACGTGACTCATATGTCGCAATACCGAGAGGATAACGATGGCTCAAAAGCCTAACAATTCGTACATCGCCCAAGTTATTAACTTTGGCGTTGATAAGCGTATTCCACTTGGTATTGTTAATACTGTTATTGATAGAAAAACAGGCAACCTTCTTGGCTATATGCGTGGTGATAAGTTCTATGAACTTAATACAGATGCTGCTGAAGTAGATGCAGAACAAGCAGATAAAGCAGAAGAAAGATTAAAGGCAGAACAAGAATCAGCAGCATTAGAGCAACAAGAAGACCCATTCTTAAAGCCATTTACTGATATGAAACTTGGGGTTACTGTTGACCCTGAGACTGGCAAAACAATCGTGGCATCTGGTGATGCTGGTGAAGTATTTATTTACGTTGGACCAAGTGCGGCTAAGTCAACTTATACTACTGGCACTGGTGTTACAACAACTCCTTTTGGTAAAGATACAGATATTGAAGTACTCAATGACTTTGATGCTATCCGTAAGAAGATGCTTACAGATGCTACCGCTACTCCTGGTGGCATAGATTCTCTTTTTGATAAGTTATACAAGAGTGGTTTAATCAGCGAAGATACTTATAAGAAGCGCAATGTATCTGCAGATGATTTTAATAAAGGTTTGTTATACGCAGTACGTAAGTTTTCTATTGAAACAGTAGACAAGTATGTACTTAATGGCGACAAAAAGCCAGTTAACTTTACCGACTATCTATCAACAGGCTTTACGCCTGCTAAGCCAACAAGTAAGACTTCATATGATGCGGTTATTACCAAGCGTCAGGACGCAGCAGAAGATGCCGACCAGTTCTTTATGGCTAATGTAGGACGTAATGCTACTAAAGAAGAAGAGAACGCATATTATGAACTACTTCGTGATGCAGAAAAGAAAGCGGTTACGGCTACTACTACTAAGTATGATGCTGATGGTAACCAAATTGGTCGTACTTCAACTGGTGAACTTATGTCTGCAGTTGACAAAACCTTACTTCTTGGCAAGGTTGCTGGGAAGGCTATTGAAGGCAGCGATATCAATACACTGCTTAGTGCTGGAGGCTCAGCGGCTAAGGATGTAAACTCTATTCTTTCTTATGCTAAGAACTACGGAGTTGTTCTTACTAAAGAACAGGCTATGAATTATGTAGCAAACAACCTTAAAAAAGGTCAGACTGTAGATGCTACTAAGACTAAGATTTTACAGATTGCTAAGTCACAGCCACAGTATGCTGCTATTGCAGACAAGATTTCAAATGATGTCAGCGTTAAAGAACTTGCTGGTAATTATATCTATCAGAAAGCACAGACGCTTGAACTTAATATGGATGCTATAGATGTCTTTGATAAAGATATTCAAGATGGTTTGACAGGCAATCTATCTATGACCGACTTTAATAAGAGACTTCGTCAGAACCCTGCATGGGCTAATACAAAGAACGCTAAAGAAGAAGCCGCTAACTATGCGACTGATATTCTTAAGTCGTTCGGATTGATGGCATAATGGCGCAAACAGCAGCACAGAAGAAAGCAGCAGCAGCGGCTAAAGAAAAAGCCGCAAATGTAAAACTACTTGCGCAAGCACAAGCATTACTTGCTAAGCAAAAGGCTACTCTTGCTAATCTTGAAAAACAACAAGCAGAGGCTAACAAGTTTTTAACAGAACCAGGTATGCCTGTAACAGGTTTTAAACCTACTATTACTTTTAATACTGCTCCATCTGACCAACAGATTGGACCAATGATTGGTCCTAATCTAGGACGCGATGCTGCATATGCATTAGGTCAGGGTGTAAAACTAAGTCCAGACCAACAGGTTGCTGCAGAGGTATACAATGTATCAAAAGGATTAAATGCTGACGGTACTAAAAAACCTGAGAAAAAAGAAATTGACCCACAAACGCGTGACGCTTATGCTTTACTAGAAGCAGCATTTAAACTATATGATTTAGATAGTTTGGTTCCAGTAATCCGTAAGTATATGGAAGATGACCTTGGACCAGAACAGGCTAAACTTAAACTTAAGACTGAACAAGTTTATAAAGATAGGTTTAAAGGCAATGAACTTCGCCGTGCAAAAGGACTTAATGTTATTGGTGAAGATGCATATCTTGAACTTGAAAATGATTACAGTGAAACACTTAGAGCATATGGTATAGCAGATTACTTTGGCACAGGTGTAGATGCTGCTAGCCGTACTGCTCGTCAGCAGAAAATGGCTGATGTTATTGGTAATGCTATATCAGCATTAGAGTTTAAAGAACGCATTAAGACTGTAGTTACACGTGTAAATATGGCAGACTCAAACACAAAGACTGAACTTAAGGCTCTCTATAACATTACTGATGATGACCTAGTTAAGTATTTCTTGAACCCAGCAGAAGGTTCTGACAGACTAAAAGAGAAAGTAACTGCTGCTGAAATTAGCGCAGCATCTATTACTCAAGGACTTGGTAAGACAAGTCTTGGTACTGCAGAAGAACTTGCTCGTCTTGGTATTGATAAGGCAGAAGCACTTGCTGGTTACAGCAAGATTGCTGAGTATTTGCCTACGGCAGAAAAACTTAGTGCTATCTATAGAGCCGAAGGTATTACATACAATAAAGCAACAGGTGAAGAAGAAGAGTTTAAAGGCTTGGCTTCCGCTAAACGTAAACGTGACCGTTTAAAAGAGCGTGAAGTATCTACCTTCTCTGGTTCATCTGGCACATCCCAAGTTAGTCTAAAGACTAAGACTGCGGGACAAATCTAAAATCCTGAACGGACTCACCAGCCCCGTCAGCGTATAAGACTGGTAGCAAGAGCCAGACCAATTCCCCGATTGGAAACTGTGGCTTGCGAACTCAAACAATAGAAGGGTGGATAGTTGCTATGAGCAACAACATATGGGATGAAGACGAAGACGACCTAGATACCGACAATTTCTCAGGCGATGGCAGTGACTTGTTAAAGAAGTTACGCAAGGCTAAGCGTGCTGATGAAAAGCGTATTAAGGAACTCACAGAACAATTAGACGGTTTGTCTAAAGTTCAGCGTGAACGTACAGTCAAAGAAGTCCTAGAAAAGAAAGGTGTCAATCCGAAAGCAATGCGTTTAATTCTTAAAGACATAGATGATGTTTCTGAAGAGTCAGTCAATAACTGGCTTGAAGATAACGGAGACTTGTTTGGAATTACCGTGGAGCAGGATGCACCCAGAGTAAGTGAAATCGACCGCGCTGCATTACGCCAGCAGGACGTTATCACTCAAGGTGCAATTACACCTGACCGAGCAGAAGACCTTGAACTTCGTATGGCAAATGCGCAGTCTGAAGAAGAGTTCTTGTCAATCCTCCGCTCACAATCATAGTTTCCAACTAGTCACTTGGAGGTGACAAAAGATGCCTAACGCCTACACATCAACAGGCTCGTCCTCATTCGGAGGTACAGTCGGTTCAGCAGGTTTGGTACAAAAGGCTTATGACCGCCTCTTGGAGTTCGCACTCCGCGATGAGCCGCTCATTCGTGCGGTTGCAGATAAGCAACCAACAAGCCAAACACTACCAGGTTCTACCGTTGTTCTACAACGCTACGTAGACCTATCACTACAGACAAGTGCTCTTACAGAAGACGCAGACCGCGATTCTGTTGCACTTGGTACACCAACAACAACAACTATTACTCTTGCAGAGTATGGTAACTCAACGCTCGTAACACGTGCGCTTCAACTATTCAGCCTTGCTGATGTTGACCCAGCGGTTGCGAACATTATTGCAGTTAACCTTGCAGATTCAATTGATGACATTGCGATGACAACTCTTCGCCAAGGCACAAATGTAATCTACTCAGGTGCAACAGCAACAACAACAGCAACAATTACTGCTGCTGCTACAATGTCAGGTGCAAACATCCGTAAGGCTGTTCACAAGTTACGCACTAATAAGGCTAAGGCTCGCAAGGGTTCACTTTATTGGGCAGGCATGCACCCAGATGTAACATTCGACCTTATGGCAGATTCAACTGCTACAGGCTGGCTTATCCCTAACCAGTACGGTGCTTCACAGGACCGCATCTGGGCAGGAGAAGTTGGTCAGTACGGCGGAGCATTTGTCGTAGAGTCACCACGTATGTACGTGGCAACTGATGGTGCATCATCTGCTAAGAACTACCGCACAATTCTTTGCGGTAAGCAGGCGCTTGCTGAGGCTGTGGCAGAAGAGCCACACACAGTTATCGGACCAGTAACAGACAAGTTGATGCGCTTCCGTCCAGTCGGATGGTACGGCGTACTTGGCTTTGCACGTTACCGTGAAGAAGCACTATACCGAATCGAATCAGGTTCATCAATCGCTTAGTTGATTGACGGGTAGGCAGGGAGTAATCCCTGTCTATCAGTAAGTCCATTAAGGAGGACGCATGCCAAACTACATATTCAAGACACCTACAGTGGCTGAAGGTCCAGCAGGCGGTCACCGTCTATTTGATTTTTATACTATTGACCGCGGCATTACTATCATTAAAACTGGTGGTACATATCGTCAAGTGCGTTATCCATCACAAGATGAACTAGAAACATACACCGAAGTTTATATGGGCGGGACTAAAAACATTGTTGATGATGCAACTAAAGCCGCATTAATTGCTGGCAACGTAGGAGTAACAGAAGCAAACTTTACAGCAGAATAGGGACACAATGAGTTGTAATCATATTACTAAAGTTCTTGAATGGGGCTTTAGCAAAAACCATGAATTTACCGTAGCCCTTTGGGGCTGCGTCTTATGTGATGCTACATCAGATAAACCATTTAAAGATGAAGATGATATCGAAATAGACCACACTGCATGTGGTCCAGATTGTTTTGGTTGCAAAGCAAAAGGACTTCAACTTAATGCTGGCGATGCAACTAGAGACATATCTAAAAAGGCGTGGAACTCACGTCTTAATGGATATGCAGATGCAAAAGCACAAGGTATACAACCTGGTGGAACTACACCAGAAAAAGTAAGGGCAGCATACGAAGCAAGTGAGACGTTGAACCGTCCTTACAATGCAGAGAAGATGCCAGCAGCACATAAAGTCAATGACAAAGTAGCCGAAGTTATGAAGGAAGTAGGAATATAATGCCAAACGTAGGTGGAAAGAAATTCGCATATACACCAGCAGGTAAGAAGGCAGCCAAGGCTTATGCCGCTGGTGAAAAGATGGAATCCAAGTCTGAGAAGATGATGGAAATGAAAAAGGGTATGAAGAAGAAAGTTGCTAAGAAGAAGGCAAAGAAGAAGTAATGGCAATGCCAAAGAAAACTACGCCTACACCTAAGCCTAAGATTAAGGCTACACCTAAGCCTACAGTTAAGGCAACAATCAAGCCTAAGCCAAAGCCAACACCAAAGTTTACAGCACCTAGTGTTGCTGAGTTCCGACAGTCTGCCGCTTATAAGACAGATTCTATGGGATACAAAGAGTATGTTGATGCATCGTATCAAGTCTATAAAGCAAAATACAAGATAAAGTAAAGGATAATAACATGGCAGCAATGAAGAAAGAATCAAAGCCAAAGATTAAGATTACGGGCAGCGTATCGTCTCGTCCTGCAACTGGAACTAAGTCAGTAACTCGCGGTGCTTCAATGGCGCAGAGTCCAAAGATTGTAGAAAAGAAACCTTCTGTTTTGCGAGCCAAGGTTGCAAAAGTTGTTACCAAGGCACGCGATGCACAAGAGTATTCAACCAGAACAAACAGAGTAGTGAAGTCACAACCTGCTAGTGCTGAAAATCAAAGACTTCGTGATGTAGGAAATCGTCGCGCTTTAGATGCTGGTAGAACAGCAACTCGTGGCAAGATTCAGTTAATGAACGCTATGAAAACAAAAAAGAAAAAGTAAATGTCTGACCCACGACTAAAGCGAGCAGGAGTATCTGGGTTTAATAAACCGAAGCGTACACCAAGCCACCCTAAGAAGTCACACGTTGTTGTGGCTAAAGAAGGTGACAAGGTCAAGACTATTCGCTTTGGTCAGCAGGGCGTTACTGGTGATAGAAAGCCAACTAAACGTCAGGCATCATTCAAAGCACGTCATGCTAAGAACATTGCCAAAGGCAAAATGTCTGCAGCATACTGGGCAGATAAGGTTAAGTGGTAATGAAGAAAGCATTTTGGGATAAAAAGAATCCTAAGAAAAAGTCAACACCGCTAACACCTGCGCAAAAAGCAAAGGCTAAAGCAATGGCTAAGAAGGCTGGAAGACCTTATCCAAATCTTGTAGACAACGCAAGAGCAAAGAAAAAGTAAGAAAGCAGGGGACAATGAACGACAAATTGGCTATCGCTTGGTGCGATAATGGTATGGTAGACGGCAAGTTTATGCAGGGTGTTACAGATGTAATGATTCACTCTGGCGTAGAGGTAGTAACAACGTTACGTAGTCAAGGCAATCAAATTGCTAGACAGCGTGACAAAGTTATTAACTATTGGTATGAAGGCAATAAGGCTGATTGGATTCTCTGGGTTGACTCAGATGTAGTTATAAGTGTAGATACATTTAAACTACTATGGGATAACAAAGATGTAACTGACCGCCCAATTCTTACTGGTGTTTACTTTACTACTGACCAGCCAGAAGAAAGTCTTATGACTCCTATGCCTACACTGTTTAACTTTGTAGAGAGCAATGGAAACGTAGGGATTACCCGTGTACATCCATTGCCTAAGAATAAACTAATGCAAGTTGGTGCAGCAGGTATGGGCTACGTACTTATGCACCGTAGCGTAGTTGACCGCATTAGAGCATTACTGCCAGATGTTCCATTGTTTGCAGATATTGGACATGGCAAAGATTTTATGGGCGAAGACATTTACTTCTTTGCTTTGTGTGACAAAGCAGATATTCCTGTCTATGCACATACTGGGGCAACAGTCCCACATATGAAACGTTTTTCATTTGACGAGCACTACTACGATGCTTTCGTAGGACAAAAAAGAAAGTAAGGTAACCTGTGGGTATCACACTAAATGAACTAACAGATGAGGTTATAATTAATCTTGCTGGCTATACATTGCAGCAAGACCGTGCTACGCATTTGCGTACCGACCTAGCCTCAACTGCATCTACTGTTGATGCCCCACTTAGTATGTCATTAGGTTCTAGTGAGTCTGTTGGTAAAGGCACAGTTGAAATTGATGATGAACTATTATGGATTGATGCTATTGACCGCATTGGCAATACAGCAACAATCGCTCCTTATGGTCGCGGCTATCTTGGTACTACTGCTGCTGCTCATACTAAAGGCACAAAGGTTACAATCAGTCCTACATTCCCACGCTTTGTAATTAAGCGTGCAATTCAAGATACAATCAAAGCACTTGGCTCTGTTATTTATGCAGTCAAGCAGACTTCATTTACTTTTAATCCAGCAGTTACAACATATGAACTGGACAACTTAAACATTCAGAACATTCTTAGTATGCACTGGCAAGAGATTGGTGCTACTAAAGAATGGATTCGCATTAGACGATATGACTTTGATTCTAATCCAGATGCAACTACATGGGGTGCTACCGCACAAACAGTTACTATTGGTGACCTAGTAGCCCCTGGTCGTACAGTTAAAGTAACTTACGCTACAGTTCCTTTGGAACTTAGCACAACACTAACTACTTCTTATTCTGCTCAGACTGGTCTTCCAGAATCTACACGCGATGTAGTTATTCTTGGTGCTTGCTACCGATTGCTTGCATATCTTGACCCAGCACGTGCAGCGCAAACAAGTCCACAAGCAGACGAGACAGATAACAAGCGTCCATTTGGTTCATCACAAAATGCAACCAAACAATTATACGCTCTTTATAGCCAGCGTCTTGCTGAAGAAAAATCTTCACAACAAAAACAATATCCACCTCGCGTTCACTTCTCCCGATAGGAATATAAATGACAACACGCAATTACTCTTCACGCGCACAACAGACAACCCTATCGGTTGGTATTAACGCAAGCGTTACTTCTATTACAGTTGGCTCTGCATCTAACCTTCTTGGTGGTGTAACTGGTGCTAGCCTTTCATCTACTTCTACATTTACTATTGTTATTGACCCAGATACAGCACTTGAAGAAATTGTAGATGTTACTGGTGTATCTGGTAACGTACTTACAATTGTTCGTGGTGTAGAAACAAGTCCTGCTACAGGACAAGCGCACGGTGCTGGTGCTGTTATTCGCCATATGGCTATTGGTCGTGATTACCGTGAGGCTAATGTTCACGCTGAAGGTACTCTTGCTGCACACGCTGCTACTACTTCTGCTCAACTTCGTGGAGTTATCTCTGATGAGACAGGTACTGGCTCTCTAGTATTTGCTACATCTCCAACTATTGCTACCCCAACTATTTCTAGCCCAACCATTACTGGTACTGGTGCTATCGCAGGAACCTTTACTGGCAACCTAACTGGTAACGTAACTGGCAACGTAAGCGGTACTGCTGGCTCTACCACAGGTAACGCAGCAACAGCCACAGCCCTAGCCACAGGACGTACAATCAGCCTTGCAGGGGATGTGAGCGGTACTTCTGCATCCTTTGACGGAACTGCTAATGCAAGCATCACAGTAGCCATTGCTGCTAATACAATCGTAGATGCAGATATAAATGCTGGTGCATTGATTTCTCTAAGCAAACTAGCAAGTGACCCGTTGGCTCGCGCCAATCATACTGGCACACAGGCTGCCTCAACTATCTCAGATTTTAATACACAGGTACGTACATCTCGTTTAGACCAGATGGCTGTACCAACTGCTGCCGTATCAGTAAACAGCCAGAAGATTACAAACCTTGATACACCAACTTCATCTGCTGATGCAGCAAATAAGTTATATGTGGATACACAGATTACCAACCTTATCGGTGGCGCTCCTGGCACACTTGATACCCTTGATGAGATTGCTGCAGCCTTGGCTGATACAGCAAACTTCTCAGACACAGTAGTACTCAAGTCAGGTAGCACAATGTCTGGAAACCTTGCTATGGGAACCAACAAGGTAACTGGACTTGGTACTCCAACTACTTCTACAGATGCTGCAACTAAGGGCTATGTAGATACAGTAACAGTTGCACCTAGCAACCTGACTGGTCCAATCACATCTGTAGGCTCAGCAACTAGCGTTGCAGCCCAGACTGGTACTGGCTCTACCTTCGTAATGAATACAAGTCCAACACTTGTAACTCCCGTACTCGGTGTGGCTACTGCTACATCTATCAACGGTACAGCCATTCCATCAAGCAAGACTCTTGTGGCTACAGACTCAACAGCATTTGTTGTACCTAGCCAAACTGGTAACTCAGGCAAGTATCTAACTACAAATGGAACAGTTTCTTCTTGGGGAGCAGTTGATGCACTACCAAGTCAGACAAGCAACGCAGGAAAATATTTAACCACAGACGGTACAACCGCTTCGTGGGCAACAGTAACCACCGACCCAACAGCCGACATCTTTATGATGATGGGCGCTTAACCAACTACAAGGAGAAATACAAATGGCAAAGAAAGTACTTGGGCA